AACTTCAGCACCTCCAGCCGCTCCCGGCTAGTACGCATGGTGCAGTAGCGTTGATGGATGCGTTCTAACATCTTCACGCGCTTATGCACCAACTTTTCTTCTTCCAACATAGCCAGCAGTTGTTCCTCGCTGTACTCGTTAGCCTCAAGATGGAATTTTCTCCAAGTCTTCAATTTTCTTCTCCAGGTCTGTAATGCGTTGCACCACCTTGTTGTAAGCCCGACTTGCACTGTTGTGCGTACGGGTGCGAATAGAGAGTTCAGCTTGCGCTGCCCTCAGTTTTGCCTTGAGTTGTATGATTTTGTTCATGTTGTGCTAAAGTTTACCACAGTTTTATGATTGTCAATTACTTTTTCGCTTGCATCATTCCTGTTGCTGTGCCGGGGTCAATGACAATCCAGCCGTTCTCATGGGCTTCAATGAGTCCGGCGTCAATGAGCGGCTTGATAAAAGTGCCATCTTCCCGCAGGATATTTCGCCATGTTTTGCTCTTGGTTCCAATGAGTCCATTCTTTTCGCCATGCTCAATCAATGCAGATTTGGTGAGGTAAGGCGCACCCCCACGGTCTTCTGCACCTGACTCCCACCATGCTTTTTCAAACGACTTGAACCCGCTTGCCTTCTGGGTTTCTGGTGGCGGCTCACCTTTGACAATCACCGCACTGGTGACAGGTTCGCCATCCTCGTCTAGCCAGCCGGGTATCGCTATCGTTTCAAGTTCAACATAGACTGACGCTGCCATCTCAGCATCCTTGCTCTTGCGCTGCACGATCTGCATAGCAACCCCTGGCTTGCCGGGTATGACGCTAATCTCAATGTCCAGTGCGCCACGCCATGCGGATGAGCCACGGGCGCGGTGCTGGGCTTCCTCGCTAACGCCTGTGTGGTGAACAAGAATGACGGTGCAGCCAAACTCTTGCATAAGTGCAGCACAGGCGTCCAGCATGGTCTTGGCGTCCTGGGCAGAGTTTTCGTCACCAGCCATGAATCGGTGCAGGGTGTCCACGGTGATTACATCGGGCTTGATCTTGAGTGCGCGTATGGCCTCAACTACTTGCAAGTAACCGGCTGCGGTGTTAAGGTCTACGCCTGACTTGCTGACCCACATATTGAGGTTGCTGACACTGTTGTGGTGCTTCCAGGCTGCTATGCGGCTTCGCAGGCCGTGATGCCCTTCGCCAGCAAGATAGACCATGTTGCCGGGCTTGACTTTGTGTCCATGCCAACTTGCCTTGCCACTGGCAATGTGCAGCATCCAATCCAAGGTCACAAAGGTCTTGCCGCCACCGCTAGGGCCATGCACCATCACCAAAGCCTTGTCCTGTATCCAGTGCTTCACAAGCCACGCAATAGGCGCAGGCTGCGCCGAAAAACCATCGGCATGGATAAGGTAGTCGGTAGCCACTGGCTTCAACAGCAACGCCAAATCGCCCCCCGCTTGCACGTAGTCGTTGGCGTCCCCTTGAGTCGGCGGCATGGTCATGCGTACCCCAAATTTTGCTGATGCTTGTTCTGCGTACCGTTGCCCAACGCCTGACGCATCGTTGTCTGCCACGATGCAAATGTCCAGTGTTGGGTGCGCTGTTTTTAAGATGCCTGCCACTGACACCAAGTTGCTGGCGCTGTAAGCCACGGCACAGGGTTTACCCGTAACCTCCGCTATGGTGGCTCCAGTGGCAAAGCCTTCAGCAAGGTACAAGGTATCGGCATCTTCCAAGTAGCCCAGCATCCAAAACATGGAGCCTGTCTGTCCACCAGGGTGATACTTCTTGTCGCCGTCACCGGCAATATATTGGATGCTGGAGAGTTCGCCGCCTGCGTTATACAAAGGAACCATCAAGCGCCCATCGCCCGTCACCCTTGCGCCGTGAGGCTTGATGCCCTTGCGCTGTAGGTATGGATGCTCTGGATTTGCTGCGCTGCCCTCTGCCCAGATGATCTCCACCGTGTTGGCGGCAACTTCACGGGTCTTTTTCTGCTCGGCGTCCCGCTTGGTCTTGGCCTCTGCCAAGCGTCTGGACTGCGCCATTTCCTCGGCAACTGTCAGACTGCGCCCAATCTCTGCCCTCCAAGTCAATTCAATGCCAGAGCGCCAACATCCAAAGCGCCCTGCTGGTACGCCATCACTGAAGGCAATGTACCAACCGGGCTTGTCGTGCCCTGCCTCGCCCTTGGTTCCTGAGTTGAATCGGTGCAGCTTGCCATCTAGGTGGATGGCGTCTGGTGGCTTCAAGCCTGCGCCAAGCATGGCGTCTTTTAACTGATCCTCTGGTGCGATAGGCGCTAGTTGCGCTGGCGGCGACCAGGGGCCACCGAGGATGCTTGCGAGGTCTGTCATTGTTTATTCTCCACAGAAGCAGGCAATGGCTTCTTCGTTAGGGTCAAAAAGGTTGGTTTGGTCTTTGCTGTATTGCAGCATTGATGCGTAGCTGGGGCGGTCGGAGCGGAACACCGCACCGCTTGGCTTGGACGCCAACGCCAACGCCAACGCCTCCATTTTTGCCCACCATATAGCACGTTCTGGCTTTTCCGAAATTAGGGATAACACTTGTGACCCGCCCTTCAAAAAGCATAAGTCACAGTTGCCGTGCATCGTCACGCCGTTGTTGTTTGGCAAGCCCAAATCAAATGGCTGGCTGCGCCAAAATGCGCCAACATCCTCTTTGGTAATGCCTGCTGTCACCAATGGAATGCGTGACTTATCTTCAATCTTTGCGGCTCGGCGCTGTTCGTCTGCCCTCATGCCAATCATGCTCATATTTTCAGCTTCTGTCTTAGTGTCAGCCATGCCCAAGGACAACAGGTAACGTCCAATTGGACGAATCTTCAGTTCGCTGGTGCAAAACCGGGTAACTGGGTTGGGCAAGTAGTTGCGCTTGCGAATGAGTGCCTCGAACGGCTCACCGTTACGGCTTGCGTTGTCAAAATCCACAATCTCAAATTGTTTTTCCGTGTCTTGGAACTCTAGCCAAGTGATCGGCACACGCCAATTCACAGCACAGTCCCGCACAAATTCCAACGTCTTTTCATCTTCCTTGCCCGTGTTGGCAAAACAGACAACGGCCTCGCTTGGTAGATGCCCCCCCCCGCTCTGTAGAACACGCCAAAGCATATAGGCGCTTGTCCTGCCGCCGCTGAAGGAAATGCAGGTTGGACTGTCAATTTTGAAGGGGTCTGTCATTTATTTTTACCTTTCTGTGAAAAAGTTGTTGACACTGTAGCATGAACTTGTGTTAGACTGCAAGCACGTTCCGAACTGAGTCCAGACGGGAACGCAACCAGAAGGAGAGCCATATGGCTATATCGTTAAAACGCACCAGCGGCATTAGTGCCAATGGCGTGAAACTGCTCGTTTACGGGCAGGCAGGGGCTGGCAAGACCAGCTTGATTAAGACTTTACCGCAACCTGTGGTTCTGTCTGCGGAGGGCGGGTTGTTGTCTATACAAGATGCTGACTTGCCGTATCTTGAAATCACCAGCATGGATGACTTGCGAGAGGCTTACGCATGGGTAGCGGATTCTGACCACAAGTCGGTGGCGCTGGATTCCATCTCGGAGATTGCTGAAGTCTGCTTGAACCATGAGAAGAAGGTTAACAAAGACCCACGCGCTGCATACGGCGCAATGCAAGAGCAAATGGCAGACATTATTCGGGCTTTTCGTGACCTGCCAGGACGCCATGTTTTGATGACCGCCAAGCTGGAGAAGACTCAGGATGAGATGGGCCGGGTACTGTACAGCCCATCTATGCCGGGTAACAAGACAGGGCAGGCGTTGCCATACTTTTTTGATGAAGTGTTGGCGCTGCGGGTTGAGAAGGATGCCGAGGGCAACACTCAACGGGCGCTGATGTGCGACTCGGATGGCATTTGGCTTGCCAAGGATCGTAGCGGTAAGTTGGGCGGTTGGGAAGCACCTGACCTGGGCGAAATCATCAACAAAATTGGGGGTGCAGCATGAAGATCAAAACGACAGCCCATGTTCATTACCAAAAGTATGCTTGGCAAGAAAAAGGGGAATATCGACTTGCTTCTTTTAAGCTGGACGACAGCGCCGAACGCACCTATGTCGGTGAGCAAGAATTTGAGATTGACATTCCAGACAACTATGACCCGAGGGCGCAACAAATTGCTGCGCTTGAGGCGCTCAAGCAAAAGGTCATGGCTGACTACCATAAAAGCGTGATGGAAATCAACGACCGCATCAACAAACTCTTAGCGTTGGAGGCAGCATGAACGAAACCTTAGAAGGCATGACGCTTAGAGATTATTTTGCTGCCAAGGCGATGCAAGCTATTCTTACCAATCACCGGCTGGAGGATTGTGACGACTTTCAACTTGCAATTAATGCTTATCAAATGGCAGATGCAATGCTTCAAGAGAGGGGGCAATCATGACACTCTATCAACGCTGGCTCGACGCCAAAAAGCTGGAGACTGTTGCAGTCAAAGACCGCCGCGAACTGGAAGACCGGATGGTCAAAGAGTTTGCCTTGCCCAAAGACTTGGAAGGTACTGTCAACCATGAAGTTGACGGCTACAAGATCAAGATGGAGGGCCGCATCAACAAAAAGATTGACAGCGACAAGCTGCAAATGTTGGCTGCTGAAGCTGGTCTGTCTGAACACCTGTCCAGCCTTTTTAGGTGGAAACCCGAGATCAATGTAAAGGCATGGGATGCGGCTGCTGACGCCGTTACCGGGCCTTTGCTTGATGCAATAACGTCCACGCCTGGACGCCCTACTTTTACCATTACGAAGGACTAATCATCATGGCTTTTCTAGACGAAGAATTTAATGTTGACTCTCTGCCGCAAGGCACTTCTAACTTTGAGCCACTGCCCGATGGCTGGTACAACGCCACCATTACCGGCGCTGAAGTCAAAGCAACCAAGGCAGGCGATGGCAAGTACATTGCTTGCAAGTACACCATCACCGGGCCGACCCATCAGGGCCGGGTAGTTTTTGGCAATCTCAACATCAAGAACGCCAGCACCAAGGCTGAGGAAATCGGGCGGCAACAGCTTGGCGAGATTATGCGAGCCATTGGCCTTGCCAAAGTGCAGGATACCGACCAATTGATTGGCGGCAACTTGGGCATCAAGCTAACGGTCAAGACCGGCGAGTACGCCGGCAATGAGATCAGGGGCTACCGCGCCTTGGGTGGCGCGGCTTCGGCTGCTGTGACGCCATTCAAGCCTGCCAGTGCAGCGCCTGCTGCAAAATCTTCTACGCCACCTAAGTTTGGCGCATCGCCTTGGGCGAAAAAGACCCCTGCCTAAAAAAAGACCCCGCTTGTAACGGCGGGGTCAACCAACTTCAGGAGTACAACGTGCAAATACCCGAGTCAGAGATTACCATAACTTCACTGATTGACCAAGCCCATGAGGAGCGGCTGGAAAAGCCCAGACCGCATCTAGGGGCAAGCACCTTGGGCCACCACTGCGAACGGTGGCTCTGGCTGTCGTTTCGGTGGGCGGTGCAGGAAAAGTTCAAGGGCCGCATCCTGCGCTTGTTCCGGCGAGGATTTAATGAAGAAGCCACCATCATCAGCGACTTACGGGCGGCAGGCATCCACGTTTATGGCACTCAGACCAAGGTGGACTTTGGTAGCCATGTCTCTGGCAGCCTAGACGGGGTTGGTAAGGGCGTACCCGGTGCGCCAAAGACTGAACACGTACTGGAGTTCAAGACCCACAGTCTCAAGTCATTCAATGACTTGGAAAAGCATGGCGTAGGCAAAAGTAAGCCCCAACACTTTACGCAGTGTCAGGTGTATATGCACGGCACTGCACTGAAACGTGCTTTGTATGTTGCCGTTTGCAAAGATGATGACCGTATATACACCGAGCGTTTGGAATACGACAAAGACCATGCGGTGAAGGCCATTGAGCGTGGGCAGCGGCTGGCGCTGACCGACCGTTTGCCACCACCGATAAGCACCGACCCGACTTGGTTTGAGTGCAAGATATGCCCGGGGCATGACTTTTGCCACGGCAGCAAGACAACAAAACACGTTAATTGCCGTACCTGCGCCCACATTACGCCACTGTCCGATTCAACTTGGCACTGTGCAAAGTGGGATGACATTGTGCCGCTTGAGTCTCAGCGCACCGGCTGCGAGGCCCATGTTCTGCACCCTGATCTAGTGCCCTGGAAACGCCTGGAAGGGCCAAGCGACTGGGTGGCAGTCTATGAGATTGACGGGCTTGGCATTGCCAATGGTGAGCCGGGGGAAGGGGTGTACGGTAGCAAGGAACTGCTGGCTAACGCTGCGGCTTGTGCTAGTGGTGATCCGCTGATTGCCGAGGTAAGGGCTAAGTGGGATGGGAGGGTAGTGGGGTGAACAAGATTGAATTTGGCGATTGCCGAGAAACCATGCGCCGCTGGAAAGAGCAGGGCATCAAGGCGCAGACTTGCGTGACCAGCCCACCCTACTACGGTCTGAGAAACTACGGACATGAGGGACAACTTGGCCTTGAGGAAACACCAGAGCAGTACATAACAGCAATGGTTGAAGTGTTCCGCTGCGTGCGGGATGTGCTGGAGGACGATGGGACGCTGTGGCTGAACATCGGAGATAGTTACAACGGGTCAGGCGGTCAAGGCACAAAACCTAACATCATGTCAAAAGAAGCGGCAGAAGGGCGTGGCGGCAAGGCAATCAAAGTTGACGGCATAAAACCCAAAGACCTTATCGGCATCCCGTGGATGATGGCCTTTGCCCTCCGTGCTGATGGCTGGTATCTGCGACAAGACATCATCTGGCATAAGCCAAACCCTATGCCTGAGAGCGTTACAGACCGATGCACTAAGGCGCATGAGTACATCTTCCTGATGAGCAAGTCGCAGAAGTATTATTACGATGCCGATGCAATCAAAGAGCAGTCAACATCCAAAAGCGAAGGCATTAGATTCGGCGGCAACAAGTACGGGGATGATGATGACCCTAAATTTGCCACAAAATCTGGAAATGTAAGTAAAGAATACGACAAAGCGAACAAGCGCAGTGTCTGGACAGTGACCACTAAGCCTTACGCTGGCGCACACTTTGCCGTTTTTCCGTCTGACCTGATTGAACCCTGCATCCTTGCTGGCGCACCAGTGGGAGGCATTGTCCTTGACCCATTCATGGGCAGCGGCACAACTGCACAGGTAGCGCAGAACCTTGGGCGGCAGTACCTTGGGTGTGAATTGAATCCAGACTATTGCCAACTCCAAAACATTCGGACTGCACAACAATCGTTTGGATTTGAAGCATGACTACCTTGCGTGACTACCAAACCCGCACCATAGACCAACTCTACGCTTGGTTTGAGGCAGGCAACCAAGGCAACCCTTGCCTAGTCCTGCCTACCGGCTCCGGCAAGAGCCACATTGTTGCCGCATTGTGCAAGGATGCCTTACAGAATTGGCCCGAAACCCGCATTTTGATGCTAACCCATGTGCGCGAACTCATTGAGCAGAACGCCGACAAGATGCGCCAGCATTGGCCCAATGCACCACTTGGCATCTACAGTGCCGGGCTGCGCCAAAAAGAACTGGGCGAACCTATTACGTTTGCAGGCATCCAATCGGTGCGAAACAAGGCAAAGGAAATAGGCCATGTTGATCTGGTCATCATTGACGAGTGCCATCTGGTTTCGCACAAGGACGAAGGCGGCTATCGGACATTGCTATCAAATCTCTATCAGACAAACCCAAATGTCAGGGTGATAGGTTTGACCGCCACACCGTATCGCCTGGGGCATGGCTACATCACTGACAAGCCCGCCATCTTCAGCGCCTTAATCGAACCCACCAGCATCGAAGAACTTATCCACAAGAAGTATCTGTCAACCCTGCGAAGCAAACTGACCCGTACCAAGCTGGAGGTGGACGGAGTGCATAAGCGTGGGGGCGAGTACATTGAATCAGAATTGCAGGCTAGGGTTGACACCACCGACAAGAATAGAAAGGTAGTGGCTGAGATAGTGCGCTTGGGGCATGATCGCAAATCTTGGCTAATTTTCTGCGCCGGGGTTGCCCATGCCAACCACATTGCCGAGGCGTTGCATGATGAGGGCATTGTGGCCCAGTGCGTGACCGGCGAGACACCGAGCGCCGAGCGCGACAAAATGCTGACCGACTTCAAGGCAGGGCGCATCCGAGCGTTAACTAATGCCAATGTACTCACCACAGGGTTTGACGCGCCTGGGATTGATTTGATAGCTATGCTGCGCCCTACCATGAGTCCTGGCTTGTATGTCCAGATGGCAGGGCGCGGCTTGCGGATTGCCGAGGGCAAAACTGACTGTCTGGTGCTGGACTTTGCAGGCGTAGTCGAGCAGCATGGCCCCATCACTGCGGTTAACCCGCCACCAAAAAAGGGTGACAAGGTAGGGGAAGCGCCTGTAAAGGTCTGCGATAACTGCCAAGAGATATGCGGCTTGAGCGCCCGAGTCTGTCCGGCCTGCGGGACGCCGTTTCCCGAGCCAGTGCGCCCAACCCTTAAATTGTCAAACCTAGACATTATGGGCAATGAGGGCATTGACCTTGAAGTGACAAGCTGGCATTGGCGTAAGCACATTAGCAGGGCCAGTGGCAAGGAAATGTTAAGCCTGACCTACTACGGGGGTCTGTCCGACCTGCCCGTAACCGAATATCTGGCAGTGACTCACGATGGGTATGCTGGGGAAAAGAGCCGTAGGCTGCTGGCTGATATCTCCCATCAAGCCAGTGTTGACCTGGACTATGGGGCCACCGACCTGCACCAAATGGCCCAACAGTTGACCGAGGGACTGCCGCCAGTGCGGATCGAATTCAAGCGAGAGGGTAAGTTTTTTTCAATTGTTAGGAGAATGTGGACATGAGACACCCCGAACCCCAAATAGTTACCCTGTACCGCAACACCCTTCGAGCAGAGCCACCGAGGGTCTGCCATACCTGTGATTTTTATCAGCCCGATGGTGTCTGCGCCGAGTACAACGACACCCCACCACCTGAATTTGCAAATGAGCCTGGGGGCTGCGCCTTGTGGGTCTGGGAGGTGCCGTTTTGAATTCAGAACACTTAGAGCAGGTTCGCCTAGTTAGCTGGTTCAGGCGCAGCTATCCTGGCGTGAGAGTCTTTGCGATACCGAATGGGGGGGCCAGGAGCACGGCACAAGGGGCATCGTTGAAGGCAGAAGGGGTAACCCCTGGCGTACCTGATTTGTGCATCCCTGAGTGGCTTTTATGGGTTGAAATGAAACGTAAGGCCGGCGGCGTGGTTTCGCCAGTGCAAAGGGATTGGATCCAGTACCTGGAAAGCATTGGGCATCGAGTTATCGTGGGACGGGGCTTTGAGGATGCCAAGCGGCAAATTGAGGACGTAAAAAAGCCCACCGAGTACAAGGTGGGCATTGGGTGGGAATAGGGTTACAGGTTTAGCAACACTGCCACCAGAGTGGCAAGCAGGGCTGCGAGCAGGATCATTCGCACCCCATGTAATAGTCTGGTTCGACTTCCTGCCACCAAGAAACAGGGTTCCAGCCTTGATCTGTCATCACTTCAATGTAACGCCCCCGTTCGTGGTCATACCCTGTCAGGTACGATATGGCAAACCCTAATTTAATTTCTTGCTTTGCCATATGGATAGCAGCATGGTATGCCTGATCTTTTTCCGGATAATCTTTTAACATTTTAGTTTCTCGATTATTTAGTAAGTGCCACTGAATCATTTAATTGCTCCACCAGTTAACAAGGGCAAGGGCAAGGCAGGTGGCTATGCAGAGGGCTAGCAGATAGTCCCATATTGTTTCTTTCATTCTCCAAGCCCCTTACAAACAGGGCATACGCTGCCATCGTGTTGGCCTTCACCAGACCCCGAGCAGGCAGGGCATATGCCTGGATCGTACTCGCCTGGGCCATCGTCAGCCATGTAAGCTGCCCAGTCTTCATCAGAATCGTTCATACTGCCACCTCATCATGTAAACCCAGCCACAATTCAGCCGTGAGAATGTCTCCCATCAGCCACCAGCCCACAATCCTAGCATTGGGCATAAGCCCGTAAATATGCACCTCATCATTTTGAGTAATTCGGTATTGGCCTGCACCATATTGGGCGCGTAGGGCTGCGCGTAAAGTTTCTCGGGGTATTGATTTCATTTTCTATTCTCCAGTAGTTAAAATTATGTTGTCTCTTCGTCAATTACAAACTCAATATTTTGAATATCATGGGCAATAAGATTATTCACTGAATTACAAACAGCGCCATAAAATCCAGCCTGGGCTTTCAGTTGTTCATTGTTACCATAATTCATAACGGCATGAGTCCAACGCTGATTAGCTGCGCTGATGTTATCAATGTCTGCTTTTGTCATGCGCGATAAGTAAGCATTTAAAATGCGAGCATGGTCAATTTTAATTTTAGTCATGGTTTATTCTCCAGTAGTTTATGGCCTGCACAATGCAAACCCCTAAACCCTGCACTGGCAGGGCTTAGAGGGTGCATTAGTAGGTCATATTAGGCTTGCTTGGCAACTCATGCAGTTTAGCCCTAAGTGGCATGATGTAGGCAACAGTCTTGCCTTCATGGTCTAGGTGAGCAAAGCCACAACTCATGCCACCTGGACGAACCTGGACACAGAATTTTCTCTCGCTGATAATGTTGGCAGCAGCAGCAACTCGCGCCAAGTATTCAACAGCATAAAAAACATGGTCTGGATATGGTGCATCATCATGCTTGCAAACCCTGCGCCAGTCCGGAAAAATACCGTCCATTTCCGAGACAATTGATATTTCCCCTTTGAGTGATTCAAGGGTTACTTGGCGTTTGGTACGATTCATAGCATCATACTTTCCCGCAAAGCCAGCAGGCAGGGTTAATTTAATGCCGATGCGCCGATTAGCTTTAACCATGCTAGCCAGTGGTTCAAGTGGCATGATAAATTGACCAATTGGACGGGCTACAGTGTCAATCTGATGCACTGCAATGCTGTGTCCACAGGTGGCTACTAAAAATGCACCAGTGGGGCCGGTATCAATGCAAACCCCTACAAGATAGTGCCTAATATCTTTTTTGGCTGCAAACAATGCCACAGCAGCAAGATGTCCTGGCATTATCATTAAATCATTGTCAATTGTGGTGGTGGTTTCTGTAGCAGTAGCAGTAGCTTGTTCCATGATATTCCTAGGTTACTTGGCATAATTGCCCATTAGCCCTGGCTCGCAGGGCTAACAGTTAATTACGCTCCTGCTTTAAGAATCTTGTCGGCTGCGCTGAAAATGCGCTGTGCTGATTTGTCGCTAATCTCTGCACCAGATAACCATGATTGAATGTAGCCCCTGGACTCTATTAGTCCTGGCAGATCAAGCAAGCTGCAAAGAATGTAAGCCACTGACTCAGCCTCAACTTCCCTAATGTCGCGTGGTGTAGATTCACTGTCTGACATTCTGTCTTCAGTGGTATGGCCTAGGATTACATGGGCCAACTCATGGAACCTAGTCTTATGCGGCAAAATAGCCAATGGGTTAATTGCTATGGTCTTACCACTTGCATAGCCCTGGCAGTTACCCGATGCACCAGTAAACTGCACTTCATCTATGCTAAGGGTTTCTAATGCCTTTGCCTTATCCCATGCCGGTATGGTTATTTCATTAGCAAAATCAGCCCCTTCAGTCTGACTAAGCACAAACCAGTTGTTTTTTAGGGCAAACATAGAAAAGACTTCACCAGTCTTTTCCCCTGCGCTGTCTTTTTTGTTGATTGTGAGCGGCATCACCAGTGCTATGGCTTTCTGTCCCTTGCTGACTTGTCTGCCTAATTCGCTCCAACGCTTATAAGTGGCTATTGGGCCTAATTCGATTTGTCTAGCCATGCATTGTGACCATGCCAGCATTTGATTCCCGATGCTGTAACCGTGAAAAGTGCTATAGCACTTGCTAATGATGCCGGGCTGAGTGACTGCATCGGTTAGCATGGCTGACCATGCTACGGTTTGTTTCTGCTCCATTGTGATCCTTAGGTTGTTGCATACCGTTGTTGGTATGGCTAGAGTGTAACTGATTTTATTACGTGCAACAATCTTTATCACACTATTTTCTAGGTGTTTACCCTTGCTTTTTACCCTGCACTTTTTGCACGTGCACTTCACTTTTATTTCGTGCAACTGCACTTTTTGCACGTGCATGCACTTGTGCACTTGTGCAATGTTGCACAAAAAACAGGCAAATCTGCACGAAATGCACATCTCTCTATAGAGATGTG